GGGATTTATTCCAATGACTGATCAAAATACACCGCCTAATATTATTAGATGTTATATTGAAGGTAATATTGTATTACCATATTTAATTTATCAAATTTATTATTTTTTAACATCAGAATGTTTTCTATTAAATCAAAATGAATTAATTGCTTCTTCTTATCAAAATACACCAATGTATATAGGTAATTTATTGGGTCAAGTAACTGCTGTACAATGGAAGAGTGGATTAATAAATTTAATATCTGAATATTTATTTTTAATATTAAAATCTAAAAACATTATTTATCAAAATTCTATTAGTGAAATATCATATTATGATTTATACACAAGAATTAAAAATTTTACATCAATTGATCGTTTAATTGATATTGTGGATATGTATATTAATTCGATAGTTAATATTACAATTAATAAGAATGTTTATAATGCTGTATATAAACAATTTAAAATTGCAGATGAATTTTCATTAACATCAATTAAAAATAATATTAACTATTCAAATTATTATAGGTTATTATTTGCATTAAGGCAAAGTTTAATAGGTAAATACAATAATTTTAATGAAAGAGTACAATTTCATAATAACTATGATTATTGGAAGAGTAATAATATTATTTTATCATCTGAATATCAATCAATTCCACTTAATAATATAAACTATTTAATTAAAACAATCAATAATTCTCAAATGAAATCTGGTTTTGAATATTATATTAATAATTCTACAGATATTCCATTTAATTTATTTACAACAATTATCGATTATATTATTCTCAATATTTATAACTCAATTTATAATAAAACAGTTAATACTAAATATTATTTTTCAGATTTTATATATGATTATCAAGGTTCTGTTGCAAAATTAACACTATATAATGTATATTTTGATCATCCAAATAATACTTTTACTGTTGTAATTGATACTGGTGAAAAAACTATAACCGGAACATACACTGGTACAAGTTATACAACTGGTTATAAACAAGATTTTAATATTGTATATAATAGCTTACCATTTGGATATCAATTTAATTTTAATGATAATACAGTTAGATATCAACAATTATTATATCAAACAGCAAGTCCTATTGATTCTAATGATGTAGGTATATTACAAAATATGTTCTCTGTATATAAAAATATACAAAATATTAGTGAAACTATGGGAATTTTATTATCTTATAGCGTTACTGGTAATTATAATATTATTAGTAGTGCAAATACATCTTATTATAATTTTATTAATTTTAGTACATTTATTGAAGCATTTATTAATTATAATTATATTGCATTAAATACAACACCAAGAGTAGTTACTTTTACAATTTCTCCTACATTAACTGTTGCAAATATTAGTACCACATATGAATTTACATTTAATAATTGGTCTGAATTTTATGGTACAAATGCGTATGCTTATTTTAATTATCTTGATAATGCTTATGTTCCAACTGCGGTTGATTATATTAATATTATTCCATTAACAAATGTTAATGGACAATGGACTGGTTCTCTTGATTTTTCATTTGCAACACCTGGATCAAATTATATATCTATTACTAATATTTTATTAAATGATGAAAATACATTTAGTACTGTCCCTGTTGCAGTTACTATAAATAACCCTATTATTGTATCTACTATTGATAGAGGTACATTAAGTAATACAAATGCTATTAATAAAATTCCAACATTTAATAAAATTGGACTACCAACATGGTTATCATCTTATACTGCTACACAATTATGGGTCTATGTATCACCAAATAATGATTACACTAATATTACAAATGCACTAAATAATGGTTCAGGTATTGGTGATGGTCCATTTGATATTACGTATTATACTGATCAAAATGGTAATAAAAACTATTATATAGATACATCTATAATTTATAAAGTAACTGGTTCTGTTTATTCTGTATGGTTATATGTAGCAGATAAAGGTACAATTGCTGATTTACCTACTGCTAAAACTTTTGCATTAATATCTGGCGTACCTCTATATAGTCAGAAAGTAAGAGTTGCAACTGATATTTTACCTGAATCTACATTAGGTAATTTAGTAAATGCATCTGGTTTAAATATTGCTGTTCCTTATTTATCACAGACATTTACACTTAACCAACCGTATTGGTATCAGTGGTATAGAATATTTCAGTTATATTTATATATATCACTTGATCCACCATCTAATCTTGATCCAACATTAACTAATGAAAAAGGTGATCTATGGCAACCAGTAACTGGAGATTTTATTACTATTCCTTCTTATGAACAACCTGCAACATTTACAGCAACATTTACTGTACCAAATAATCAATATTATATATACTTTTCATATTATCCAATTACTGGTTCTGGACAATGGAAAACTAATCCAATTAATTTTTGCTTAAATTTATTAAATCCACCTTATCCAAAATATGGTACTAGCGTACCAAAACCATATACGCCATTTCGATTAACTGTTGAACAACTTAATGGAGGAAGTAGATCAAATAATTATGTATATATATATGATCCTGCACATCCAGTTCCTGATCCTAATCCTAATAATTATAGCTTAGTTCTATATCAGCAAATTGGATTCTGGAATAGTTTAGGTATTACTCAATTATATGTATATATTACTGGTAATGGTGATGGTTCATATTCTAGTTATTATCCAATTAATGGTGTTGAAGAACCTATTCCACTTGTATATGATTTTGAAACTAATTCGATATATTTAAATTTTTCTCTATTATTAGATAGTTCATATCTTGGAATAAATCAAAATGTGTATATAACTTATAATCCGATTTATGTTAATAATATAGTTAATATACCATTTGGTCAAGGTGCTGTAAATATTCAAATAACTGTACCACCATTTAGTTACCCATATACCAATTATACTTTTATTGATGTGGTAAATCCGGTAATATCAACTTTTGATCATGTTCCAACTGATTTAATTACATATCAAACAAATCCAATTCAAGTTAATATCCAAAATTATTCTACTCATTATGAATATAGTAATCCTAATTATGATCCTACTGATCCTCATTATCATCTTTGGATATTTTTAGGTTCATCGGATGATCCTGGAACTATATATTTAACACAGATAAATGAAATAATATTTACAGTACCATTCACATCTGGATATTTTATATATGATCATCCCACAACAAGTGTAGAACCAGCATGGACATATATATCAAATAATCTAACATATGGTAGTGGATTAATTAATAATTCTATTGGATATTTATATAATATTATTGGTAGTATTAACGCTACAATTAGTCCTTACATATATAATCCAGGTGATATAACTAGTTTTGATATATTATTATCACAATGGGATCCAACTTATATTTCTGTAAATAATATCACTAGTTTGTACATTTATTTATATGGTACAAGTTTAAATAATTCATTACAATTAGGTCCTTTTGATGTTATAGTTACAGGAACAAATGATTTATTATTTATTATTGATCCCAGTGACCCAGTTAATAATTTTTATACATTAAATCAAGATACTTATAATATATATATTTCGGATAATATAATAAATTTTGAAGATCCACCTATTCTACCTACAGTACCTCCACCTAATGGATATATATACCAATTATTAACAAATCAACTAACTATTGGTAATATAATTATTCAATATTTAAATGCAGCATTATCTCCTATTATATATGGTACTAATACTTTAGAATCATTCGATATATTATTAACATTATGGCAATCTAGTTATTCTAATGTTATTACACAAGTATATGTATATTTCTATGGTACTACATTAAATCAAACATTAACATTAGGTCCTTATACTATTGCAGCTACAACAACATATGATATATTATTTACTGAAACATTAACTGGATTAGATCCTGATACTTATGACATTTATATATCAGATGATGTATTAAATTTTACAAATCCACCAACAACACCTACTATACCACCAGCAATTGGATATTTATACCAACAATTATCTACTCCATTAACAATATTAAATGTACTTATTCAATATTTAAATGCATCTATTTCACCTAATACATACACTAACAATACAGTTGATTCGTTTGATATATTACTAACAAACTGGGATCTAAATTATTCCGCATATGTTACACAAGTATATGTATATCTATATGGTTCAACATTAAATCAAACATTGACATTAGGTCCTTATACTATTACTGCTACAACAACCTATGATATATTATTTACTGAAACATTAACTGGATTAGATCCTGATACTTATGACATTTATATATCAGATGATGTATTAAATTTTACAAATCCACCAACTGCACCTAATATACCACCAACAAATGGATATTTATACCAATTATTATCAAATCAATTAACAATTAATTAAAAATAGATATAAATAAATTATTCTAATATTAATTCAATGAGAACTAATATTAGTATTACAAGTCCAAATTTAATAATTACTGATAATTTAACTGATTGTAATTTAAATTTTACTGTATCAAATGAGATTTCTAATTTATCTAATATTTTTACGGTATCTTTAATATCTAATAATCACGATAACCTAATAGAATTTAAGATTAGTAATAATTTTACATTTATTCCCAATCAACTTTATTATAATTTATTATTAACGTCATCTATTTTTAATATATCTCCATTTGTTGTAATTGATGATACATATTCATTAAATATATATAGTGATAATATTAAATATATATCTAAAAAATACATTAATATAACTAAAAATGGTCCAAATATTAAATTTAATATTAATCAAAGTAAATTACATTATAATGTAGATAATTCAAATAATTTATTAGTTACTGCTTTTGTTAGTGGTTTAACAAAAAATTCTGATTTTAATCTTAAATTAGGTGATGTTATATCTCCAAATATAAAATATAATAGTGATGGTATATATTATCATACTTTTAATAAAGTTAATTTATCTAATGTTGAATTGATATATGATGGTATAAAAATAATGGATAACTCAACTGATATTATATCTGATAATTCAAATTTTTCTAAAATTATATCTCCAAATACTAGTTACGCTGGATTAGAATGTGAATATACATTTGATTTAACTAAATGGAACGGTATATTAATGAAACATAGTAAAGAATATAGTTTAAATTTAAGAAATTCTATTTCGTATATGCATTTATATACTGCAAATAATCCCGATAATAATAATTTGACATATTATAACTCATTTAAACTTGTTAAAAATAGAAAAGGATTTTATTTATCACTAAAAACAACATTTAATCTTACTGGAGAATTATATTTTTATATGAGAGATAATGTTAATCCGGTACATTCAGTTATTAATGAGTATATTGGTAGTATTAATATTACTCACTATCCAGTTAATTTAACTTATTTTGATAATAAAATTATGATTGATTTACCAATATCTATAAATAGTTTTGATATTTATTCAGTAGATGATATTAATGGATCTAATTCAACTAATTATGTGAGAATAAATAATTTAAATAATATTATCGATGTATCAAATTTTAATACAAGATATGTTAAAATATTCGGTAAAAATAATTCATTTGTTGTTAATTCGGTAATTGAGATAAACTCTCAATTAGCGTCACCGGTAATTAATTTAAACTCTCAATTAGCGTCACCGACTGTATTTTCAATTAATCCAAATATTGCTCCAATCTCCAACAATAGTGATAATCCAGCAGATAGCTCTATTACTGATGCTATACCAGATATTCCAGTAAATAATCTAAGATCAGTAGCACCAGCTGCCTTTGCATTTTCTGATCCATTAACAACTGTTATAGGTTTATATACTCATTTTGATAATGCATTTACAACACCATCTAATTTTTTAGAAACATATGGATTATATACTTATATAAATTCTAGTACTTTTGGAGGTACAAATTTTGATGGTTATCTAGTTATTCAACCTGATCCTTTATCCAATTCTATATCTCAAACAAATGGAACTTTAGATTTATTTGTTTCTCAAATTTTGGGACAATTGGCTAATAAAAATATAAATGTTATTAATGTTCCAACCATATTTCAATCTACACTTTTTAACAATAATTTCACTGGAGTAACACACACGTTTGAATATTATAATTATTCAGATGTAAATAATCAAAATATAAATATTCAAGCTCCGCTATGTTTATATACACAAAGTGAGAATAAATTATTAACAAGTATTCCTCAAATTCAAAATAACTTTTTATTGGCGTACAATAATGAAATAAGAAATTATGAAGGACAAAATGCAGTTAATCAACAAATTGCAGCTGTAACTAATTTGACATCTAATAATCCTAGATATGCGTGGATTGAAGATTTAGGTAAATATATTAGTCAATATTATGAATTAGCTATTAACACAACCACGATTGAAAAAATAACTAATGATTTTATGAATATTTTAGGTGATACTAGTGTTCCTAAAGGTAAAAGAAGAGGTTTATATAAAATGATTGGTAATGTACCTGAATTAACTCAATTCAGTTCTAATCCTCTACCTAAATATGAATTAAATATACCAATACCATTTTATTTTAATAGATTTGGTAATGCTGGATTAAGCATACCAATGATTGCGTTATTACATTCTGATGTAAAATTAACAATTCAAATGGAACAATTACAAAATTTACTTATTAGTGATCCATTAACTACATTTACTACTAGTAACAGACCAAAATTAAGTCTTCAATTAAAATATATTTATCTTGATAATGAAGAAAGAATTAAATTTGCTAGAAGTAAGCATGAATATTTAATTGAACAACAAAATTATAGAGATTACACTCATGTTGGTACACAGTTTAAAGCTAAAATTAATCTTTCTAATCCTGTAAAAAATTTATATTGGTTTGCTCAACCATTAATAAATATTGCAAATAAACAATATTTTAACTATACTATATCTAAATTTTATAGATTATTATCAAATTATGATAGATATGATGAAGTAAATCCTATTACTCAGTTTTCAAGAAAATTTTATGCTACATTATATGCTAAAAATCCAGAAATACCTTACATACCAGTAGTATTAAATGGTATAGTTACTAAATTTCCAATACAAGATAAATCACCAATTAATAATTCTGAATTAAGAATAAATGGTCAACAAAGATTTAATTCAACTATTGATCAAACAACTCTAGTTAATTTCTTACAATTTCTAAATATACCAATGAATGGATTGCATGTATATAGTTTTGCTAGACATCCTGAGCAATATCAACCATCTGGATCTTGTAACTTTTCTATACTAGACGATACATATTTTACTTTAGATACCGATAATGGATCCTATAGTGTTAAATTTATAGCTACTAATTATAACCTATTAAGAATAATGGGAGGTCAAGCGGGGTTGGCATTTGAGATCTAAAAACTTCGCTGACGCTCGTTTCGCTTTGAATTGTAGCGCTTGCTCAGTTCGCTGCGCTCACCGTACATGGCCTAATAATCTACCTAAAGACGCCATTAAAGGTGAGCGTAGCGAACTGAGGAAGCGCAGCGACCGAAACGAAGCCGCAGGCGAAGTTTTTTGTAATAAAGATTAATTTATAATATAATAATATGGTTAATGGACAAGTACAATTAGTTGCATATGGCGAACAAGATATTTATTTAACTAGCAAACCTGAAATAACTTTTTTTCATGCTACTTACAACAGATATTCGAATTTTTCTTATGAATCAATTCCGCAGTATTTTAATTTAACACCTACTTTTGGAAATAAAGTTTCTACCACGTTATCAAAAAATGGTGATATGATCGGTAAAATATATTTGTATATAGAGTTACCAGCAATTCCAGCTACATTTAATGGCATACCGGTTTATACTGCGTGGAATAAAAAAATTGGATTATCTATTATTAATACAGTTGAATTAGAAATCGGTGGTAGAATTATTGATAGAGAATATGGTGATTGGATGAATATATGGTTTGAATTAACTGATATAGATAAAGTACATCATATGATTGGTGATCGACCTGAAATATATGAATTTACTGCTGGTAAACCATCATTTACATTATGGGTACCGTTATTATTTTCATTTTGCCGACAATTATTGCCACTACCAATTGTATCAATGTATCATTCGGATATTAAAGTACATGTAGAATTTAATAATTTAAATAATTGTTTATTATATGGTCCAACAAGTAGTGTAAAAGTGGATAAAAATATATTAAATTTTAATTTTGGTGAATATATATTACAAACACAGGGTAATGCGAGTGTTTACATGAAATATATGTCATTTGATCCGCTTACACAAAAATTAAATTATATTAAAATAGATAATGGTACTAGTTTGATTAAAACAGAGGGTACAAGTTCTGCATTAATTGGTGTAGATACTAATTATACAACAAATGTTGTGGGTACAGAAACTACATATATAAGTAAATCAACCACATTAAGTTTTTTAACTAATTTAACACTGACAAATGCTTATTTATATGTGGATTATTATTTTTTGGGGGATCAAGAAAAATTAAAATTCTCTCGTGCAACTTTAGAAATATTGTTTGAATATGTCCAAAATGATACTGAAAGATTATTATATAATAGTGCAAATCAAATTAAATTAGGGTTTATTCATCCAACCAAAGAGTTATTTTTTAGAGTGCAACCACAATATTTAGTATTAGGTGGATTACGCGATGTTTTTAATTACACTGATGGTATATTACCTAATAGTAAATCATTAATTCAACAAGGTCAATTAATATTAAATGGTAAAGATCGTATTTCTATGAGACCATCAAATTATTTTGAATATTTAGAAGTATTACGTGGTCATAGTCATACACCACAAGCGGGAGTAATGGTTTTTTCATTTGCTTTTTCACCTGAGCAATATCAACCATCAGGGGCGTGTAATTTTAGCAAGATAGACGATATAGTTTTACAATTGATATTAAGTAAAAGCGTATCGTATTCTAATCCGGCATTGTGTAGGGTGTATGGGATGTCGTATAATGTGTTGAGGATTGATAATGGGAGGGCGCGGGTGTTGTTCGATAACTAAAAAAACTTCGCTGACGCTCGTTTCGTTAATTTTATTTTTTATAAAAATAAAATTAATCCTAATTAAAAATTATATTTTTAATTTCGTCAGCTGCGCTTCCTCAGTTCGCTGCG